TAATGTTACTGAACCAGTTGTGATAACATATAATAAGTCACCTTCTGCTGAATTACCTAATGCTATTGTATCAATATTGGTTGAACCTGATAATTTAATAAAAGAGTTAGTTGGTGTAATTGATGATGCTGATGCTATTGTTTCTGGTGCAAATCCTAAAATACCTGCTGTGTTGGTATCTGCGTTCCAAGCGTTTACTGATATCTGTTTTGAACTATCGTTGCTTCCTGTTGCTACTGTAGAATGTCTACCCCAACCTTGTCTTGCCATGATATAATTGGGTTAATTTACTATATAACTATTTAAGTTTATCCTAATGTGGTAGTCCAAGTTACCTGTAGGGTATCTGAACTTTGAAGGGTTACTGGGGTGAATGTATTCTCATGTGACATTGTGCCACCTGATGATGCGTTAAATAATGCTGATTTTTGTACTGCTGTGTGTGTTGCTGATGCTGTAAAGGTATGTTGAATGGTTGTACTATTTGTACCCCCTGTGTGTGATTTTGTGGTTGCATCTGCTCTATTTAGACCACCTGTTGTTATTTCACCTGCTAGTGTGGTATCACCTGCTGCTGGTGATGAGGTATTTACTGTTAATGCAACAAAGCCTGAACCTCTAGTTCCTGCTCCTGTGTTAGTATAAACTTGGGCTATCATCCAATCTCTTCCTGCGTTGGTTAATAAGTTTGGTTTATCTTTACATAATACTTGTTCATCTGGTCTTCCAGCGTTCTTAATAACTGTTACATAACCTTTAATTAATGGTTCTTCCTTCATACACTTATCAGTGCATTTTGTTATATTTAAAGTTGTTTTGTTAGGTGTATCTTCTATCATTAGAATCCCGCCTTACAATCCTCACATATGCAAGGAATACTAGATATTTTACGTTTACCTGTAAATTCAAAATCTGTTACAATACCACATAAATTACATGGTGATGTACCTGTTACGGTGTGTTCTTTCTCTTGATTATGGTCATCCCATTCTTCAACATCGTCTGTGCTAAAGTCGTGAATGTAACATGCGAATGTCATACTAATATTTAAAGGGGGTTATTGTATATAAGGCTTAAATATTCCTTTTTTTGTTATATAACCATTTCTTGATTCTATCGTACATTGACCAGCTTCTCCACACTCTAGTACCATATTTGAGTCTAATACGATATAAATCCCTCGATGATAAATCTAATACCTTACCATCATAATATGGATCCATTACATCTGTAGTGTTATCATCTGCATCATGACGTAATCCAAGAGAATGACCTATCTCATGTATTAGAGTATGTATAATATTATATGTTCTAATTGTACTATCTGGGTTACTAGCATTCTCTATAATTCCTAATCTTATGGCTTCTGATGCTTTTACTCCTTTACCATCTACAGACCATATCTTATCTAGGTTAAATACTATCTCCCCCTGTTTTGAGGTTTTTGGAAAATATGCATATGCCAAGACCCCATGTCTTTCTCTAAATATATCGTCATCGTCTTTCTTTCTGAACATAATCTTTATATCTGCATTATTATAGTTTCTGTACAATGATTTAATCTTAATAGGTATTTCGAAATTCCATGTAGACATGGCTAGGTTAATTGCTTTTCTCATTTTATTTTTAGATATTAATGGGCATTCATCATTATACTCTAATGAATAGAATACTTTATTACCATCCCATTTATGACCCCATTCCTCTTGGTCTTCGGAGAACTCTAAAACTTCGTTTGGTGTTTCTCTAACTGTACATAACGCCATATATAAAAAAAGGCGGTTCTTATATTTATAGGTTTGAAACCGTAAAGCCTTAGTCTTTTTTCAATTTACTGATAGTGAAATCAGCACCGAAACCAACTAGAACACCGACTACTACTTGAGTGACTGGTTCACTAATTGCAGCTGCATCTAATGCTACTATAGCACCTAATGCTGCAACTATTGCGGTTACTCCACCGCCTAGTAGTTTTTTGTAATCCAGTTCGCCACTTGTATCCCCAGAGACTCCTCTGATGATATTTAAGGCTGCACCGAATAGGCTTCCTGCTAGTATCAGAATTGGTATATCTGCCATTGGTATTACTACCTTTTCCTTTAATTTAAACCTTTTTAACCATGAATACATAGAAAACATATGCGTTTCTATAAAACAGGTGTTATTATGATTTTTGTATTATTAATGATTACTCCACAGGCTTATGGTGAAGATACATTTAAAACAATAGGTAATAATATATGGCATAAAGATAACCCTACTGTTTGTATAGCAGAACCTGAACCATCTTTACATGAGAGATTTTATGGGGGTGTATTGTATGATGCATATTATACAGTAAAAGAATGGCAGAACAGTCTTATTGATTATTCTGGGGGTGATTGGACCATGAATGTGAGATTTTATGATTATGAATATCATAATGATAAACACGCTGATGATTTTCCACAATGTCAAATATTTATGGAATTTGAGGAATATTCAGGTAATGATGCACTTGGTACAACAAGTTATGACTTTTCTAATTCCACCCATCAATATGTATTTATAACCACATATTTTAAACATATAGAAAAACCTAATATTTCATTATGTATAGGATGTGATAATGATAAACACAGATTAGGTAATGTTCCATATCAAGTTGAAATAGATATGAGTCCTGTTTATATGCCATACCCAGCTATCAAAATGATAATGTTACATGAGTTTGGTCATGCTATAGGATTAGGTCATTATGTAGAAGACAAGTCAAAAAATAATAATGTTCATTCTCTCATGTATCCTTCATTTGACCCATTTGATACAAGCGGTGATATAGTAATAGAACCTATTGATTTACAGATGGCAGTAGAAATATATGCAAAGGATGGGTTTGGTGGTCAACATGGTCTAGCACCAAAGTTTATAGGAGTAGACTATCTTAAAGAAAGATTTATAGAATGTAGACAATTACCAACAGCTTCAACAAAAAACTGTTAAATTGTAATACTTCCTAATTGTTTTGTGAGTCAGAGACACACGTTCTTGGGCGTTGGAGATATAAACGATTCAACGAATTACTTAGTATCTATAGGTCTAATCAACCTATAGGTATTAAATTTAAAAATAAAAAAAGAAGGTTAGTCGTGACAAGTATCACAGTCTTCTACTCTCTTTTCATAGATACCCCTTTTTGGAGCTGAAAAGATAGTAATGTGTTTTCTTGTTACTTTTGCTTTTCTTTCTGCATCGTTAAGTGCTGCATTCATACAGATGTATAGTATTACTCCTTTATTAGTGTTTGTTTTATTTCTTGATGTATAAAGTCAAACTCTGCTAGGAACTCTTCATCATAACTGGCTTTCTTATGGATTTGACCCTCACCCCATGAATCTTTAATTTCATACTGGTTCTCTAAATATTTGTTTGCAACTCTCAACCAATACATACTTTGTTTTTGTTTGAATAATAGTTGAGACACATAACCCTTACGTGGTAACACCATATGAACTTTTTTAATTAAAAATAATACCCACTAACTCTAGCCTTCCAATGTATCCATTCGAGATACCAGAGGACTCTAGCCTTTAGTGGGTTGAGTGTATGCAAACACTCCAAGTTGTTAAGACAATATGTATACGTTAAATTATAATATAAGTATTACTCTACTTTACATCCTATTTTTTAGGGCAAAAGATTAATATATGATCTAGACAGTCGCCTAGCTTTGCCCACCAACATTTATTCTCACAGGTCTCGTCACTCATAAAGGTCTTCCACATCCATTACAATAAACAGTTTTGAGACCTTTACCATATTCAATCAGTTCCCTTGAGGTCGATAATACTAATCCGATAATTGCCGTATATAATGCTATCTCCAGTGATGGTATCCCTGCTATCGCCGAACCAACATAAGGTGTAACGAAGTATGTTCCAGAGTTGCCTAAAACCCTCGCTATTGCTTTTTTTGTATCCATAGTTCATTATTGTTTTTTCTTCCTTTTATTCTTTTTAGATGCTTTACGAGTATTACCGTTTGACCATTCTGACTTTTTCTCTGCTATTTCCCACTCATGATTCTGAATCTCTCTATCTACCTCACTCTCTTTATTCCTAATATCTACCTTATTCCATTGGTCTGTATTAACCCAGTCTGCAGCAGTCATGTTCATCTTACCTGTAGCATCTTCCCATAGGTTGATTTGTACAGGTTGTCTCCATCCTGTTAGTTTATTATTCATTGGGTCTGCTCCCCCTTGTGAACCTTTAGATACTGTATCTTTATCCATATCTTCTAATCCTAGTATATCTTTAATACCTGATGAATCAATCAATCCCATTTGTGCCATGCCTGTTAAAACTTGGAACATATCAGGTGTTACTAATGTGAGTAGTTTAGGTTTATTGAATTTGAATTTAATCTTACATGGTAGTTTACGTGCATCTGGTTCTCTGAATAATATACAAAGTATTCTATCATAGAATTGTTTCTCAATAGAGTCTTCTAGTATAATTCTCTCTGGTCTAATCTCTTGGTTTAGATATGCATCAACCTCTTCAATGTTTGCATTACCACCTAATTTTCCTACATCCCCCTCACTAAGCATGAATCCGGGTAGACCGAATGCTGTGATAATTGCTTTAATTAATCCCATTCTAACAATTTCTAATCCGCCTATGTCTGCATTTACTGGTGTAGTTAGAACATTTACCCCCGTCTCTTCTGGGTTACTTGGTCCTGTTACTGCGATAGCTTGACCTTTAGAATCGTTAATCTTATTAATGAATGATGCTAGTACGTCATCCTCATTACCTGCTTCCTGTGGTGGTATTGGTACACTAAAGACTGGTGGTTTATACCATGCTGATTCTGCAGCTCTCTCAAAGTCTTGATTCAATACAATGTTTAATGTGTTAGCCTCATCTGATACTCTAGCTATTTTAGAGTCTCCATAATAATCTGAAAATAATTCGTTGTTAAATCCATGCATAAGATAAAGCATACGTTCTGCTGGTATGATGTTATCTCTTATTTGACTTCTAACCCCTATGATTCTAACTCCAACTAACTCACCTGTGTTATCATCTAATACTGGTCTCTCTGTAAACTCGGACCTAATTAATCTAATCTGTTCTGGTAGTTGCCAATTACCTTGCTCATCTGGGTCTAGAGGTGTCAATGCTAATACACATCGACCTTGCTCCAGTGCTGTAAAATACCCATTAAATAAATTTGTTGGTAAATCTAAATCTAATGCTAGTTTGTCTACTTTATCTAATAATTGTTCTGCAGTCATATCTTTATCAAAGTATGGTATATGGTATGTTGTTGATCTTTGCCATTCGTTTAATTGTTCTTCTGGTACGTCTTCCTCATGTCTTGGTACGATTTCAGTTGTATACCCCTGTCCTGCTGTATATGTGCATTGGATACGTGATGCCCTGTAAACATATGGGTTTGTCATGGCACTTCTAAACTCTTTTCTTTGTTGACCAGAATATGGGTCTACTGGATGCCAAACTTGTAAGCCTTGAAAATTACCTTCTTGCCCATTCATACGTCTAAATAGAGAACGGTCAAAACTACGTGCTGCTTCGCCATTAGATGCTGCTACTCTAGGTGCTGCTTTAACATCATCTGCCATATTTATTAGTTACCCTTTCCCTCTTATTAAAGTTATTATTGCATCATTTTATTGATTTCTTTTGTAACAAGGCTTTCTAGGTCTGTGGTTCTAGGTGTGGCTGCTGCTACTCTAGGTCTACTATATCCTCTCAAATAATTAGATGCTGCATCACATGCTAAGGCTAATGCCCAGAATCTATCATCGTGAAAACCCTGTGGGTGTCTGTATAGAATATTACCTGCATCTGATTTAACTATCTCCTGCTCTGTTATCTCCCTGAATAAATCCCTATCGTGTATAATTAACTTCTTCTTATTGAACATACCCTTCATTAATGATATTAACTCGAATTTCTTAGGGGCTGATAATACTACTGGTCTAAATATGTTTCGTATCTCTGGGTTAATTAATTTGGCTACTGCATCTCCAACCCCTGTTCTATCATAGCATATTTTATACATGCCTTCCTCTACTTCATTAATCTTAGTTACATCATTAAATACCTTCTCATAGTCAATATGTGCCCATGTTTTTTGACCCACTTGAGATAGTTTATTATCCTCTAACTTTAATACAACCAGTGCAGAATTATCTACCCTTTGTGCTAAATCTAATCCACCGAACTTTGGCATTTTCATTGTTGTAACCTCGATAGTCTTTGCTTTAGTTTAGCAGATATTATAGCTCTCCATTCCATTCTAGTAGGTTTAATAGGTTTAATTTTATAATTTGGGTCTTCAATATATTTCCACTCTTCTTCTGATTTTTTCATAGAAACATCTCTTTTTGGTTCAATCATTGTTACACTACCGGGATTTAATTGATGTATTCTATCTCGTAATGGTTGATTATGTGTGTAATTACTCAATGATGGTGGTGTTAATTCTTCTTCTAATTTTTTTAAATCTTCACCACTCCATTTATCTGGGTCTTTCATGGATGGGTCATCAAATGAATCTGCAGCAAACTCTCTATCTTGTAACCCCTCTTCATTATCAAATAAAGTTCCGGGTTTTCTATCTTTTTCTCGTACCTTTGGTCTAGGAAACTTCTCTAATTCATGTTTAATTTCATCTACTTCTTCCATAGTTCCCGGTTTTGTTCTTTCAAATGGTAAAGTATTATGATGAGACATATATGGTGGTCTTCTACCTATAACTTTGTCTTTTCTTTCATAAGCCGGACCCCCACCTATGTGTGGTTGTGTTTCTTCTATACGTTTACGTCTTAATTTTTTACCTAATTCATTTTTTTTGTTAATAGGTGCTGTAAAATGTTTATTAGTATTATTTTCACCAAAATCTTTTATGGCTGCAAGTCTTTGCTTTAGTTCGTCTACTCTAGACATGCTTTATATACTTTGCTATAATATTTAAGCGATTGAAATATCTGCCCATTGTAGACAAAATATTAACCGTTCTTCTTGGTCCTCATCCATATCATCTGCTTCCCCTGCTTCAGAGAAACAATGGTGGAATGTCTCATGGTTTATGGTCTTAAATACATCTTCTAGAGTTTCATGCATGGCTAGGTATATTACTGCTCTCTTAGTTTCAGCATAATATATACCCCTATTATCTGACTGCCTAGCCCTTAGTTCAACCCTTAGGTTCATTATTATTATTATGACGTACTCGACTATAAATGATTAGACCTATATTTATCATGGGTAATATCTCAACTAGGTCTATTCCATATAAAAAGAAGTCTAATACTGGATTTGCACCCCAAACAAGACCTGTCTGTAATATAGCATCTCCAGCCCATATCATATGAGGGATTTGCATATAAAGGATTAGAGCTGTAACACCTAATGATTCGGTAGTATGTCTTTCATACCAATCCCAAAATTTGTTCCACATATCTATTCATCACTACAGGTCAACTCTGCTCCACAATTATCGCATCTCTCATGACATGCTTGGATGGGGGTCATTTCAGTTCCACATCTAACACAAATAGGGTTACTCTGTTTCTTTAGACTCATCTGGTTTCTCCTCATCTAATTTTAATTCTTCCCTTAGTCTTGAACATTCTATTATAAGATTAAAACAATATCTGCACATCTCATTATGTGATAATTGGCTTAGTTTGATTTTTCCTTTTCTTGGATGCATAATTATAAAATCTTTGTATTGAGGCATACTTGAGTATTACTCCATCACTACATAAATATGTTTAGTTTAAATCTATATCTAATTGACAAAATGGACATAAATCATGGTTATTAATATTTTTTACATCTCCGCACATTTCACATTGTTCGTGTATGTTAGGTACAATGACTTCTTTAGCATCTTTACCGAACATCTGTTCCATTTCAAAGTCTCTACTTGTGTTAGCCATTGTCTTTTTCCATCTGGAATGCCTCAATAGCATTATGTAATTCTTGTATATAATCTTTTCTATTTCGTATAAATGTGTCTCTAGAACCGTCTTCTCCTGTAATTAATACAACAAGTTGCTCTATTTTCTGACCTGTTAACTCTTCCCACATGAGTGAATATGCAGTAGTTTGAAGGAAATACTTTTGTATCCACTCCTCTTTCTTTTGCTTACTAGATGATTTAAAGTCGATAATTGATTGAACCCCATCATATGTTGCAACACAATCTGCTGTTCCTGCTAAGCCTAAATCTTTACTGCATAATCTAACCTCTAAGCCCTGAACGTTAGTTAGTGGCTTTAATAGTGGTTTAATGTTCTCAAAGTGGGCTTTGGCAAATATGTTCTTTTCAGTATTCTTTTTATTATATAAATAGTTCTCGACCATGTTATGCATTTTGGTTCCTGTGTTCATAGCCTTACGTGATACATAGTTTGCTACATCTTCACCAACTGCATCTCTCCATTCTTGTAATCCCTTTCTGTCTACAATGCCTACTACATTAGTTACACTCTCATATCTATTACCATCATCATCATAGTATACACGTTTGTGATTCTCATTCTTCCTTTTTAGATTAGGTAAGGTCACTGTAAGTGGTTTATGTATAAACATTACCATGCACCTAATTTATCTTTCCAGTCTTTTGTTAATTTTTGAATATCATTAAACTCAACAGCACACTGTAGACATGTCCATAATGTATGTGCACCTGTTTCTATTAAAACAAGTTTTGTTCCACAGTCTTTACAATTTTTAGTCATACCAATCTTTCCTCTTTACATACGTTCTTTGTGTATAATAACCTATCGTTTCCCAGTCTCGTTCATCCATTAGTTACAATCTCCACAATATCCATCATCATTAGATAAATCCCATTTTTCTTGTTTGCATCCTCTGCACCAACCTGCGTGTACCCCTCTGGTCTCATCATAATCATCAGCTTTCATTATATCGCCTCATAACATCTTCTGCACATATTAAATCTATCATCATAAAATAATGCAAAGTCTCTATAAATACCGCATTGTTTACACTTTTTCATTAGGTCTCCTATTGTTAAATGCTCTCTCTAAGTCTTTAAGAAACTCTTGATATTCTGGTGTTCTAATCTCATGCTCTATTCTTTGTTTTTCTTCCAAGATTGTTTTTAGAAAACATAATGGACATGCACCTGCTGCACCCCAATACTTGACATTTGTATGATGTGAGCATCTAAACCAATCTGGTCTAGGAGAAAGTTTAGCTAAGTTAGAAGCGACCTCTTGACAGTGTTCGTCATTGGCTTCTATCTCTGTAAATAGTTCTTCCCATGTTATTGATTCTGTATCCATTGGTAGTATTACGCTATTGTTCAATATATACTCTTCCCTACCTTTACTAGTGTTATTTGTCATATAAATCAATCTCTATTCAGTATATCCTTCCAGTTTTTATAAATGGGTTTAACAAATATATATTTTGGTGTTACCTTCTTTGTATCTTGATATTGTTTATCACCACAATATTTATAATTACCTTTTTCATAATTATTCTTTGCAACTAACGCTGCTCTTTTTTTAGACCCTTTTAATAATAATGATTTTGACGGTCTTGATTTAAATGATAATCCTTTGGTCATTCCTAACATATCCCACCCTGCAGATTTATAAACCACACCTGTGAATGGTGGTTGAACCATAGTTTCTAATAAAACAAGTCTATCCCCAAACTTACGCATCCAATGTTTCTTTGCTTCTTTTGCTAATAAACTAAGAACTTGACTACCATATCCTTGTTCTATCATGCAGAACCTATAGTTATTTGCTATATGCCTTAAGTTCTTTAATCGTTGTTTCTTGTCCCAACCTATATAATCATCTCTATGTTTTAATGCTAATACACCAGACCCAACACCAACACATCCAATTATATCATCATTTTTCTTTACAAAATAGTTTAATGTTCTACCAACATAATCACTGTATTTTTTGTATTTATGATGTTCGTTAATAATTTGTCTGAACAACATACGTTTTGTATTATCTGACTCTTCTTTATATCCTAATATATATTCTAACTCAATTACCATTATTCTTCTTTAATTGTTTACCACATATTAAGCATCGCAATACTACTTCTCTCCATTCATGTTCACAACACTTCATTCCTTAGAAGCCCTGCGTTTTAGAGTTCTGTTCTTAGCAGATGTGGATGGGGTCATTCTAGCATATGCATGACAGCATGGGCATAATATCTTTGCACCATTTTTGTTTTCATGTAATAACTCTTTAAATATATATTTACTACATCTCTTACAATATGCGTGTTTATCATATGGGTTCTCTCCTAGATTGTTTCTTATTCTTGATTTAAAATTAACACATAAATTATTACATTGACCACCAACTGGTAAAACTGTATTAGAACGACCGCTTTTAGGTGGTGCAGGTACTAGACCTAACTCTGTTATTTGCCATTCATGCCCACCATAATATGATTTTGAATTTGCCATAGAAGTAGTTATGTTGTTTGTATATTTAATTGTTACCCTTGTGTTGTATGTTTTGACTTGATATGTTTAATAACTTCTTCTGCATCCTTGAATCCTCTTTGCCCACACCATATACAATGTCTTATATTATATACGTCATTCAAGGTTCATCGGTAACTTCTTCACCACATGTTCTGCAGTAGAATTTAAATTCTTTAAAGAAAAAGTTAGGATGTTGACAATCACTCATCTTCTACCCACACCCATTTACCTCTATTATTCATCTTTATTGGTTTAACTGGCTTCTTCTTATCTCTTATTTGATTAAGGAACATTAATTGATTAGCCAACATATATGTTAGTTTGGTCTTCTCTGACCCGGTTGCTGTCAATAATCTCTCTTCTATCTCTAATACAAATGCACGTTGTATATCTTCAGGTGGTAATACAAATCTTTCCTTCTTTAATAAATCTCTTAATCCCATCTTCCGTCTCCTCTCTTTCTATTCTTCCACGTTGCCACATAATAACCTATCGTTATACCACCAAAAAAATATGCCATACATATCAATGTAAACCCTATATCTCCTATCATGACTCTGCCTCGTCTTTTAATTCCTTTAGATATGCCTTACACATAACACCAATTTTGTTTAATGTGTCTAGGTCTTTTGTTTTATGTGCCTTTACGTCTTTACCTGCAAAAGCTAATTCATACCATGCCAATATAGTTTTGTAGTCAGACTCGTCTAATTCAACATCAACCATGTTTTATTATGTTCAGTTCTGTTATTAAAGCGTTATAAATGTGATATTGCTGTACACCCATGTCTAATAGGTCTTTTAGTCGGTCATAAACAGGTTCACCTCTTTTTTCTAATACATTTTTATGTACACCTAATTCCTCAACGACTCTCTCCCAATATTGTTCATTACGTTTTGTCTCGTTAATGAGGTCTTGTATCTCATCCATATCCTTATATATCGTTATAATAATTTATATCTTTCTCTTCAAATATTATCTCATCCTCTTTGAATGCACCAGATAATGATGTTGTAAACTTGCAGCAATATTCCTGTTCAAAGTCAATTCTTGGGTTATCCTTTTCGGTCTCTATGAATTTCTTATCTAATAGTTTACCTAATGATACCGTATATGGTTGCTCTAATTTATGGTATTCAGAACCCGCATCAAAGTTGGTCCAAAAGAAACCCCTCTTTCCATTAGGCGTAGACTCCATGACGAAATCTGCATCCGATATGTTTGCAACATTAGGGTGAAGGGCATTGTATACTTTAGTATCGTCAATCAGGTTTATAAATGCACACTCTGACATAAATACACATTTTACATTCTCCTCACCTCTCACTGACTCATTGGCTGGATATGCCTGTACAAATGTATTATTAACCATACATGATTTACTATCCTCTTTTGTAATAATATCATCATATTCATATGTTTTACCATCTAGGTCTGTAAAGCCTTTCATGAACAATGACTTGAACCTTTGTATAAATCTATTGGCTACTTCTTGTTTGTTACCTGCTACAATCATCACACGATGACCTGAATACCTACCTATTATGCAATTATATGCTATAATACGGAGTGCTGTCTCTGTTGCACCTATCTTCCTAGACTTGTTTAGTATGAGTTTATGATGCTTCTGCCATGCTTTAAAGTAATCATCCTGATAATCAAATATGGGTGTACGTTCTCCTGTTCCCGGATGTATGGGTGCACCTATCATCTCATTGAACTTTTCAAAGTCTTCAGGTACATTGAAGGTCTTTGTCTCCATCTCTAGTTCTACAGATTGGGCTTTCTGTATACCAGTTCTATTGAGGTTTTGCCACTTTTTCGCTAATATGCTGTCCATATGTCTCCTCTATGTATTTATCTATAGTTATATCTAATGTTGGTGTGGTCTCTATACTTGCTTTCTGCTGCAGGATATCTGATATTGATTTTAATACTGTGGTCTTCATGGCTTCATACCTACCTTTATCAAGTTCATCTTGCTTTTTTTCTGTTAATTCATTATCAATATCTCTATACTGTTTATCCAGTTTTTCTAATATATCATCTAATCGTGCTACTACTTTGTTCTTTACTGAATGTTGTTTGATTACAAAATCCCTATTTGTCTCCTCTAACTCTGCTTCTTGGAACTCTCTAAAGTATTTCTCTACTGTGTTAGAGTTAAGGTCTAAGACTCTTGCTGCATATGCTGCTGAATGGTATTTCATATATTCTTCCTCACACTTTTTTCTAATTTCAACCTGTTTAGCTTTTGTGGGTCTACCACCTTTTGCCCTAGTTTTCCCTAGTTTTTTAGGCATAGGTAATACTAGGGTATTATGGTTTATAAGGATTTTATAATTTCTTTAAGCATCTTTGCATTATAAAACAATGTTATGGTGTTTATCCCTGCAGCATCTGCTATCTCTTTTGCTGTTATTACTTTACCATTGTTTCTTGCATATCTACTACCTTTCATACTCTTTCTCCTAATCTATCTTGTTCTATTGCTTCTGCCATTATATCTCTTGTTTTCATTAACTCCATGTTAATATCATCCATAATTTCTGAAATCTCCTCTTGTGATAAATCTGAATATTTTGACTGCCACATTGTATCTAAAACAGAATGGTATAGGTTAAGAAATTCCTGTGTTAAGTCTTCAGTATCAACACCTGTTACGGTGTGTGCCATTTGGAATGCTGTGAACCATGCTATGAATCCTTCTCTACTTGTGAGTGCCATTTTTTAACTCCTCTCTAATCTCTTTTATTCTTTTCATAGCTATTTTTGATAACTCTTCTGGGCTGGTTTTACCTGACCCATCTGTCATTCTTATAGCTACATTATGATTATATGCAGTAGTGTTATCGTTTACCTCTATCTGTATTTCACTTGGTAGTGATACTTCTGGTGTTGGTGGTGTGTCTACCATTATATTCGTGTCCTGCTGATTGGATTGAACAGCTCTGCTTTCTTTAATCCTTCATATGTCATCTTCACATCTTTTCTACAATGGTCTTGTATGTAATTCATAGCCTTTTGCCATTCTTTATGGTCCTTAAAATGTGTTATGTACCAATATTTTAAATCTACAAAGGTCTTTTCGTCTTTACCCCCTGTTAATTTGATGAAGTTTCGTAATGTATTACCCTTCCAACTAGGATTTATTGACTTTTTCATCATTCTCCATGTGTCTTGGTGTAGTATTCTACCGTATGTTGGTATTAGGTCATCTTGTTTAGTTAACATACATCTTGATACAAAATATGGGTAATCGAACCTAGTTGAGTAATGCCCTACTATCTGGTCTGCTTGTTTGATATTCCATGATAATGTCTCTAACAGTCTTTTATCAAAGTCAAATGTCTGTTCATCTACAGCTTTCTTTATGTCCTTTTTAGTCATAGCATCTTCTATATATTCTATTTCGCCTGTAACCATATCTCTCATAATACCATTATAACATATGATGAAATTACTATGTGGGTTGAAATCCGATGTTTCAATATCAAAGATAAATTGTTTTCTTACACCAACCTGTAGGTATCTAATTTGTATATCTGAAAATTTTTTATGTTTTTCATCTTTGAATAATTCATCTACTTCAAAATTATGTAGTTTCTGATGTAATTCAAACTTTTGTGCAATTTTTTCTATTGGTAATATGCGTTTATAATTACCATGAATATTAGTTTTCACAATCTATAATGGTATATGTTAAATATAAACTATACTATATGCCTTCCATTCTTCGTGTTATTTTCATATCACGTTTAAATGGTCTAACTGGATTATATTTTTCAATATAAATCTTTACTGTTTCTGAATCAGGTGGTAATGTGATTGGATCGGTTCTTAATACTTCAAATAGAGTGTGTTTGATTTTTATCTGTTGCCCTTTAGTTGGTCTTGACCATGATTCTAAATCAGTTGAGAATAATAACGTATCACTAATATTACCGCCATTTCCAACTAGCCAAAACTCATAAATCAAAACTCTGCTCCTCTAGCTTTGAATCTTGGGCGTTGAAACTTTGAGGTGAAGAATCTTAACCATACTGCTTCAGCTTGGTCTGCTGTACTGGTGTCTCCTGACTCGAATTTATAGAAATATGCTACTGTTAATTGATTTGCAATATCCAGTAATACATTAAATTCTGCACTAGATGTGAAATCTGTTACTGTTACAGGTATATCTATATTTCTTACATCTGTTAGGTAGGAATTAATAAATGTATCTGCCATTTCTCCATAATGCTGAATCTTATCATCGTTAGATGTGCCTGTTTGACCCAATATCTGTTTGACCTTCGTGAATTGGAAGTATGCCATACGTTATCTATCCTTTCCTAGCATTTAAATATTATAATAGAAGCGTAAGGCTGTTTTGGGCTTGAATCTAATAGATAATGCCCTCATGCCTTTCTTATCTTCTATCCAGTCTAATATGTCACTGTCTTTAGGGAAACCACATGTTTTTATCTGTATGAACCACAAATACCCCTGCTTATCAAAACACATACCATCCCATTTATTCCAATAATCTGTTGATAGATACTTATGAAATTTATGTGCATACACAAAATCCTTATGTCTACAGTGGGTTCTTAGTAGGACCTGCCTAAACCCATGCTCATGCAGCCACTTTACTGCTTTTGCGTTTGAGTCTCTGAAGGCTTTCCTATTTCCCGATGTTTTCTTAATCTTTCCCCTTCTTTTGTACATTTTACTATCTCCTCTAAGCATATTTGTTTATGATTTTGAAAATCTAAATCTGTCATCTCTCCTCTCTTATGTTTACGTGTAATACGTCTTATGGTCTTTTCATTCTGTTCTACACCTACTTCTGCAGTAGCTATTTTCTCTATTATCTTATCACATAACCCACAGTCTAAATCATCAAATGCAAATAACCCACCACAATATGTACATGCTCTTTTTATAGGATAAATCAATTTACATCTACCACACCATTGGGATATTGAACTGTTATATCTTAATAAAACAAGGAAATTGTCACATTTAGTGCATCTTTTTTTAAAGGTTGGCTTGAGTCTATAGTCACGTCTAGAGACAACATCCTCAAGTTCTACCATCTATAGAGTATATAACTCTACCTATATTTATAGGTAGCGTTACACACCACGTTCACAAGTAGTGCAAAGATGACCATCTACTCTGATTAATGATACTGCTTTACAGTTTTTACACTCTTTAGTAATCATTATATCTTCTTTAGTTGGTTCCATCCATCCTTTGCCTTCATATTTCTCTATTTGTGCATATGTTCTGATGAACTCTGGGTCTCTCTTACATGGGCAATATTTTGCATTAGTTGGCTTATCCTTTAATTCTGGGTCTGTAATATGCATACATACTCCTGCTTCATGTTCTTCTTCTGGGTGTTCACAGTGTCCATTATTACATTTTGGTTTTTCTTCTTCTAATCTTATCATACTTTCACCCCCTGTATAGATATTTCGCCTATTTGTGCTTTCCTGTATAATACACATGCATGTATGTGTTTACACTTTCTGCCTAGTTCATCTGGTTTTTGGTGTTTTCCTCTAAATTCAAAATCTTGACATGTGCATTTTACACTTGAAAGATTTACTTCATGCCTCTCTTCACCCTCTACATAGAATCTTAATTCATTGTCATCGTATTGATGTACTTTTTCATCTATGACCAGTTGTATTCCCTTTTCCAATTTTTCTTGGTTTGCTGAACCAATGTCTTGGTATTTGTATTTTAAACTCATACAATAGAATACACTAATTTGGAATATAAGTAGATCCCTACCTTCCACCGTAGGAGAAGGATTAGAGTTTGTTGATTCTGTAACTTCCATCCTCATTCAACAGTACCCTTGACCTTGCAGCCATATTCTCAAAGTATGATTTTGCATCATGTATACTCTTAAAGAACTTGTATTCTTTTAGTTTGATTAATAACTCATCTAATCTAAAGTGTTTGTTCTCATCTACTATGAGATATATTGCACCCCAGAATGCCTCTTCTTTGTTTGCAGCAGGAGACTTTAATGATGTTTGGTATTGACCCTCTTCTGTCTTTATTCCAAAACTATGAAGACTCTCCTCATATAATCTTATTGCTTCTTGCATATCTATTACCTCTACTGTGTCTTTTAGGTGTAATTTGGCATGGGCTGTTGCTAGTCTAATTAACCCCTCTAACTGTCTCTCCTCTAATGGTAGTGATTCCTCTGCAGAACGTTCTATGAACTCTGCTGTTTGTATGTAAAACTCTTCCAAGTGTTTTGCTGCTTTCTCTGATAGTTTAGGTTCTAATGTAGAACAATAATTTAGGTATCTCTTAAACTCATCATGTGTTAACAATAACTCATGTTCAGTTACCGATTGAGTTACAATATGATGTGCAACCCTTGCTCTTTCTACTGTTGATTGCTTGATAACCCCCCATATTAGATCAAACCTTGACAAAAGAAATGACTCTAAGTTAATGTTTTGCTCTAGACCTAACTCTTCTTTCCATTTACCAAGTCGTGGATTACATGCTGAAAAGATACGTGCTTTGGCTGCTACGGTCATATCTACACCTGCTTTATGTAGAGATACAGTACGTTGCTCCATTGATTCTAATAGTGCTGCTCTGTCTTCTTTTCTCATCTTATCCAATTCGTCTATAAGTACATGTTTGTATAATGTTAATGGTCCTGTCTGTACTACACTGTTGCCTGTTGATAATTTAACCATTCCTGCAGCCAACCCTGCACCAGATGATAGTTTACCATTAACGTATGATGACTTTGTTAATGTTCCTATCTCTTTTAGTATCTCTGATTTACCTCTACCGGGATTACCAATTAATAATATATGTATGTCACTTCTTCTCAAGTTACCACCACCTATAATGTATAATATTGCTGATTTTTTAATATCATCATATCCAAATATGTGAGGTGCAAAGCATTTAGTTATATCATCAAAAAAGTTATTATTGGTCTTTATGTTTTCATGTATCTTTTGTAATTCTGGTGTAGTAGACATTTCATCTTGGTCTTCATCTGCATACTCTAAGTTAGTTATCTCTATAACAATTTCATTTTCCATTTTACCTTTAACCTTAACTGATCTAAATTTACCAGTTACTAGAATCTTTCTAGATGATATATACACAAGTCTTGCTAGTTCTCCATGTAATCTTGCTGTCTTTTTAGCTGGAGTGTTGTTTGATACCTCTTCTGATAACTCTTGTAATAATATGGTTCTAATATCTTCAGTCTCTCTAGTCTCTTCTACAGGTTCCATCTCATCATGACATTTTTTACATGATGGGGTTCTAGGATTTTCAAACCCATTAGATATTGCTGTAAATGTACCACCACACCTATTACACTTGTGTATAAGTTTCTTTGTTATAGTACGATGTTCATCCATAGCAGATACAAATGAATAAAACGATATAGTAGAACCTTCATCACTTGCTGATATCTCTTTCATATGTTTTAGAGTTATTTCTTCTTTAGGTTGTTGTACCCCTGCTTTACGTTGGAACTTTTTGAGTGCTGACTCGAACACTAACTTTAACTCACTATTATCCATAGGTGGGCTTAGGGTTCCATTCCATCTTTCCATCTCTGACCATGCTGTCTGTGCATCCATTGATACGTTCTCTAGGAGATTTATTGCATACTTGAATGCACTGTTATTCCTTTCACCCTTACCTAGTTTACCTTTGGCTATTTCATCAAATCTTTTAAGTCCGCCATACTCTGTGTTGAACCCCCATTTTTTAAGATGATTAAGGAAGTTTGGTATATCCATTTCTAATACTTCTGTAGTGGTACTAATTATTTCGTAATGGTTTCCATTAGGATGTACACTTCCCGGACCTAATACATACGAACCTGTTGATTGTATATCTATGTGTTGACCTTTGGTATTAGTTAATGGCATTTTGGGTGGGTACACACCATCTTTTGGTTTAGTATAGACGTGATACCCACCAGACCCTGTTTTAACAACTAGAGTCTTTTTCTTTAGTTCTTCCCATCCTTGAAATATCTCTGGTGTGAGTTCTGGGCTGTCAATATCAATCACAACACAACTAGATACTTTACCACAAATTACTGCATAGTTAACTGTACTAATATTACCATCATACTTCTTTTCTTTAAAGTCACCCCATGCTATTAGTGGTAGTTTTGACTTGTCTCTAACTGGTATTATATTGAATAGTTCTCTAGATAACATTATCTTCGTGCCACCTCATCATTTGCCAAATTTAATAATTGATTGAGTTTAGTTATACTATCTACCAAGTTAATAATAGACATGCCTTGTAGATAAATCTTCCAAATCTCTACATCATCTGCAAGTGTAGGTAAATCAATAGGTGTTAGTATATCTTTATTCTTTTGATGTGTGTCAATCATATATTGTACTGAATCCAGTATAAACTCTGATTTAGATTTTGTTCCTCTTAGTTTATCCATTTGTTTTAGAGTTTTTACATGATGTGGTCTAACATAGAATGTCAAATGATTCATGTATAGTATATGTGATTTTTAAATATAAACCTAACTGATTTTTGTATGTATTGTATGTATAATGTATGTAGTGTATGTATATTTATTTATACATCTATATCGGTAACAATCCACCCACTAGCTTCAAGACCTTCTTTCTGTATTTCATCTTTTAATATTCTTCTATCAGAAGACATATGCACACCACCATTAATACGAATTATCTCTTTTTTAGTTAAATCAACGATATCAGCAATAGTTATACGTTCCTCATCATCATACTTGTATTTTATTTCGTATTCCATTAATAAACGTGATTCAGGTCGTTTCTCTCTCAAGTCCATGTATATTTCTAATTGTTCATTACGGTATTGATTGTTCCTATTCTCATTCATAAAATGTTTTGCCCATTTCTTACTCATCGAGCAACAACTCTTTCTTAACTACCTGTGAACCTACTGTTTTCTTCTTTTTAACAGACTCTGTACCAGATACACCCTCTTCATTAAGATAAAACACATAGTCTGCTTGAGGGTGTTTAGGAGACTTTATCAATCTAAATGTTCTATTATTCTTAAGTCCTTTAGTAATAGCAAATATGTACTTTACAGAATGTCCTAATACATGACCACCTACTGCCTTTTCTTTTGCACCGAATGGGTCTGGGTTGGACATAACCTGATTAGTTAGTATTACACAACAATTACCATATACTGATAAGTTACGTAATTTTATAAGTATCTGCTCTAATACATCCTGTCTCTCTGCTAATTCTCCACGACCATGATAAAGCATTCTAAATAGCCCTACTAGACCGTCAATTATGATTACTTTAACATCTCCTTCAGTTACATATTCTAATCCCTTATTATTGATTAAATCTAACATCTCTTCTGAATCTGTTATCATGTTATATTTTACCAAGTCTGGGTTATACTCTACTTCTCTATTATTGCATATTTCCTCTAAACGGTCTTCATCAAATGTACCTTCACAGTCTATAAACCATACTGCTTCATCTTGTTTCATAACACTGGATGTTAATGAAAATGATAATTGTGTTTTTCCTACACCTTCACCACCATATATTTCATATACTGATTGTGTCTCAAATCCACCTCTAGTTGCTTTATCTAATTCTTCTACATCTAGTGGATATTGTTTTTGTAATTTCTTAAGTTCTCTTAATGTTTCAATAGAGTCAATTTGTATTGGTGTACCCTGCTCTGTTAGAATCTCTTTTACTTGTCTGATTAATTTAACTGTAGTTTGTGGAGTAATATCTGTAACTCTTGATATTTCTCTTGCACCCCTGATAATAAAATCTAATGGAGTCTTAACACCACATTGTTCCAATCGTTTTGCCTTAGTAGGACCAATTCCCGGTAAATCTTCTAATTTAAAATCTGTCATAAAATAAATAAGAGTGTTAGATATTTAAATCTAACTATTGTCGTCACGAACCAATTTTAATAACATACCTGCTAAAGCTGGATTGTCTATTCCATGTTCTTTAAGTCTGTCATCGATATGTGCTTGTTGTACTAAAATAATATTTAGTTTTTTATCAACAATTTTTCTGATTGAATCTTTATCAGATGCATCAATATCAATTTTGGTTGTGTCTATACGAGTTTTGTGACCAGTTACAGGTGTGTTTGTTTTAAAATTACTTTGTACGTTTGGCGTACTTGTACCGTTTTTACTGTCAAGCCATTGTTTAATTGAATCCATTCTCTCTTGTGCAGTAACCTTCTGGTCTGAAGTTGCTTCAGTAGATGCAATTATTTCTTTACAGTCTTTCCATTTCCACTTTGTAACAGGTGTTCCTAGTATTTCTTGTACACTCATTGTAATACTATTATATTATACTACTTATAAATCTACTTGTCATCCAATTCTACAACTTCTTTAACTGTTGAATGTTCTTCCAACTCTGCAATTCTTTGTTGTAGTATTTGGACTTGTTGTTCTAACTGTTGAATTTTTATTTCAGCATTATTTACTAGATTTTCTAGATATCCTAATAATCCCATAATATCTAATTATTATCATCACATAAAAATGTATCTATGTGTAACATGGAACTTTAGCATATGCCCAACCTGATGCTCCACTGTCTGGTACTTTAACATAGAAAAAATTGGCTGTACCTGATGCTGCACCTGTTGTAACGTTTCCCGGATTGAAATATGCTGCAGCCATTGTCAAATCTTCCTCTATCTGTACTGGTTTTTCTATTAAAATTTTACTAGATTGAAATTCTATAAAATTAACCCCACTTCGTTTGATATGCTCTGTATCTGCAAAATCAATATCTCCACATTCCATAATAGGATAGTTATTCATATCAATTTGTGCATTTGAACCAGAAAAGCTAATTCTATTAGTATATACATACATTGAATATAACTTATCCCACCATCTATCTGTATCACCTAAATCACGTGATTGTGTTGTGGTTGGTATTATATCAGAATCGACTCTTGCAGTAATCGTAAATGTGTCTGTTGTTGCATTACCTACATCTGTATCACCTTCTGATCTTAATAATCCTGTTGTTGTAATATTTGCAACAGCTAAAGACCCTGCTGTTGTTAATGACATCACATTACTTGCTGAATGTTCCCAACTCCAACCATTATAATCTGCACCTGTGCTATGAACCGAAAATGTCATACCTCTACCACTATTTCCCCAACCTATAGTTGGTTTGTTTGTTGGTATTGCACCCTCTGTAACAAAAACAACTTTATCTGAATATGTTACATCATATGGCTTTGTTAGTGAACCTAAATCTACTGAACTTGCAGAAGCTGGAATTATATCTGCATTTACTGCTGTATTTTGTAAGTTATCTAATTCTCTTGTTGCACCACTTGATGATGAACTACTAGAAGATACTAATGTCCATTGACCACCTGAATTACTATAAGCAGGGTTAATTGTATCCCATTGTAATAAAACTATATCTTGTGCTCCCATAACATAATCAGCACCACCGGGAATGTTTATATTTCCACCACCTGCTGAACCTGTGTGATGTTTTAATGTAATTGTTTGACCTGTTATAGATTGTAAAAATAATATCTGACCAGCGTTATTTGCACCATCTATTTGTTTTAAATCATCTGCAGTTGTTTGACCTGTAATACTAACCCTTGATGAAAAACCAGTACCTGTTGTACTTGATATATCAATAGTATCGCTAGAAATCATTATAGCTTTAGGATAGAAAGCTATTGGACCAATCATTGAACCACCAGATGTTTTTAATAAGTCTCCAGTATTACTACCTGCTGAACTACCCTGTGATGATTGTACTAATGACGTTGTTCCTGCTGATGCTGCACTCACACCTGATGCTTGTTGTCTTCCCATACCAGCTTGACGTTTTGCGTTTTTCTTTTGTTGTTTAATTACATCTACCGTTGTTTTTTTATGTGTTGCTTTGGTCATACAAATCTCCTTACTCCTCGTATACGTCTTAAAAAGCCACCTTTACCATTTAAAGGTTTACTAATAGAATATTCAATTCGTTTTGCAACTAATTTTACTTGACCAGCACTTTCAGTTGGATTAGTAAAAGCTGGTATAATTTCGTCATCTGTTAAATTAAAATAATCACCAAAACCAATATCAAATCTACCTGTTGTGGTCACATCATATTCCACCCTTTGGTGTAGGTGTTTTTGTTTCTCTGCTTCTGCATCACTCTTTAACTGCTCGTAATTACTTATCTCTGGTTTTTCAAGAAAATCAGGTTGTATTGCATCACCTGTTTCTACACCAGTTGATGCTAACAATGGTTTTGAAAATCTAAATGCATCCAGTGTTAAGGTTAGTCTTCTTCTCCAATCTCCATCTGAATCACAATATCTACCTGCTTTTGGAGAATATCTACCAAATTCATCATATTGATCTAATGTATAAATTGATATTGCTTTTAGATTTCTCCAAATAAATATATTTTGAACATCAATACCTTTAGGCTGGAAGAACCAATATTCTGCATTGGTACCATATCTTGGCTCCCTTGCTTTAAAAATTTGGAACCCACTAATTGGTAGATTTACTCCTTGCCAAAAATCATTAAAAAATATTGAAAAATCTTGAACAACACAATTATCATCCGTATCCCATAATGCACATCTCATTTTAAAGTTTGCACCTGTCTCACCCCTAACATCACTTAAAGCTGAACTGACAAGAAATTGTTGTTGATAATGTAATTTCATATTAAATGATATTGCATTAATTTGACCTAAATCTTCTGATGAAGAGTGATTAAAACCATTTTTACCATCGTGTGTCATATGCATGTTTTGTGTATCAAGTGTTGCTGGTTCTTTTGGGTTGTCTGTGTTTGTACCCCCACCAAAAATATCACCAACGTCTTCAGTTATGTTATATGATGTTTTAGGAAATGGAAATCGTGTACTAATATATGCACCAACTTGATAAAAGTCTTCATCATCTCTACCTGCTGCTAGATTATCAGCATATTTTACAGAACCGGGAGACCAATCATAAACAACTTCTACTGCAGAATCTGCATTTAATGTACTCCAATAAGCACTACCATAAGGACCAGTACCGTCACTTCTATCTACATCTTTTACAGGTTCACTAGAATCTTGTTTATTATCTGCATAGTTTGCTAATACTCCCGGTACATTGGTTATTTTATACTCATTATCTTCATATATAATAGGATGAAATGAATCATTACCTATATCATCGTCTGTTATATCATTCCATACACCAGTTCCAGTTTTATTAAATCTAAATGTTGATGCTTCATGCATGAGTGTGCATTGAAGTCCTATAGGATCTGATGTACTACTAAACTGGTCTTTATACGGTCTTGCAAAAACTTTCCATTGTGTACCATCATATTGTAATATACTATTAGCTATTTTTTTACCGTTTACATCTACTGCATCTGCAGCAGAACTTGCAGAGTATCCAAAATATTTACCACCGTTTGCAACTGGATTACCATAACATAAAACTCTAAAACCTCTGTAAAATGAATCACCTATTCCATTACCTGTTGTATCATATAGATATTCTTGTGGTATTTGTTCATTTGGTGGAGTGTATGTATTACCTATTGCATCTGACCTTGATGCTATATCTGCATTTGTTCTCCAAAATGTACCATCATTAATTGTTAAATTATGATCCCAGAAATAATATTTTCCTGATGAATCATTTAACCCAAAACTATGTGTAGGGTCTGCTGCACCATTTTTCCATATACTGGTTGCTTTACCTGAAGTCCATTTTGAATATTGATAAACATCACCATAATATGCTTTTGGTGTTAATAATATCCACTCTGTACCACTACTGCCGGGTGGTGCTACCGATGTATTTGTATCAGCATCTGCAATATAATTTTTCCTTTCATCATTAACAACATAACTGACTTTTGAGTCTTCCCCATACGATTCATTTGTATCCCACTCTGGGAAGAATATATTCCACATTTGTTGTCTTCCCCAGAATTTAGAAAAATTAGTTGGTAGTGAACCACTATCTGTTGCACCCCATGCTAATACCTGTGTACCCGTCTTTGCATCAATACCACCATCTGTTTCACCTACATTTACTGCTGTAGAGTTATCTATTGTTACAATAGGATAATCACCTATGTTATTACCTGTTCCCGGATTACCAGAACTAAAAACTTTTGGTCTTAATTTTAATCCATTATCTGCATATTCAAATTTTAAATCATAGAAATCAAGAGCACCACCTGCTGATAATGATGCACCCATTGAATCAATAACTTCTCCCATTCTATCATAACAATTATCTTCGTTTACACCAAAATCATACGTATTAATAATTTTTGGTAGTTTATTATAGTTAGGATCATCAAGTTTTTCTAGTAATGGCATAACAGTGGTACCTGTTCCTCTGTTTGCATTGTATTGATCTCCTATAGATTTAAAAACCTCATATGGTGTTTCAAAATAATGTGGTTTTACATATTGAACCCTTTGTAAGAATGATTCAGTTCCTAATAATTCTAATTGTAATCTTACACCAGAGTCTTTTGATTTTATTGGTTGTTTTTTCATAACAAAAAACATCTTTGTATAACCACCTCGCATTGTTCCCTGTGCTGTTAACCCATCAGTTATTACAAGACTTATTCTATCAAATTGTTCAATTTTAGCTTTACTGTTTATACTGGCTTGTATGTATTGACCGTCTATTGCATTTAATACAACTTGTGCCTCATTAACTTCACCTGACCCGGTGTCTGTAAACAGTGGTATAGAAATTACATCATCTGTTATGTCTACTCCTGATTGTGAAGTACCTGAAAAATGGAAAACACTATGGGTCCAATCTGCCATCTAAGATGTAACCTCTGTGTTCCATGCGTATGTTGAATTTTCAGCACCAATGTCACCATTAAGCCTCAAAGTAGCAATAAATGATGTTTTACCGGGTGTATCTCCATCTCTTACCCATGTCCAATCTTGTATCATAAAGCCCAGAGTTGCTTTAGGATAAACATTAAATGAAGAGAAATCAGAAAGTTTTAATCCAAATCTACCTTTTGGTAATGTAGGTGTTGTACTACTAGGACTTGCAACTATCTTTGTTTTTTTGTCACACATCCATTGTTTTGCTTTTTGTATTACTGCATTTGCACCCCCATCAGCCTGTTGGTTTTCTATTGAACCTGTTATTGTTATTGTTATAGAGTCTAACTGTGTGTCTTGTAGTTCGTTTAATTTTGCGTTTGGTTTTTCATTATCTGCCAATGCTGTTGAAAATTTAAAATCAGTTTGGTGTATATGTGCATTATCATCTGTTCCTACTGATAATTCAAATGAAATATAATCTGTTGCTTTAAAACTTGAATTATTACTAGAATCAGGTGGATTTGTCTTATCTCTCCAAATATAACTTACCATTACATATACAACCCCTTACTAAATGCTTCAAACTCTCCATTATAAATTGGTATTCCTTTTTTAACAGCTTCATGTGTCGAAAATACTTGATTATGACCCCTAACAGCAGGACTACTTGTTACTCTTACTACTCTTAATCCTACATTTGTTTCTTGTTTAGTTCGTCTTTCTAAAAATGGATCTATCTCTTTTTGTATATGTCTCTTGTAACGAATATCCCAGAAACCGCCCGGTCCTTGCATCCAATCTACAAATGCTTTTGATGCCATAATTCCACCAACCACGACACCTACTGCTGCACCTATTGGTCCTAAAGCACCTGCAAATGCACCAACTCTTGATAGCATACCCATAGCTCTTCCACCAATACCTGCTTTTGGTTTTGCTGGTCCTATACCACCTGCTGCGTGAAACTGTTGTTGTGCTTGTTGTGATTTTTGATTATATTTATTTACCATGTGTTTTCTTGCTGCACCTACTACTGCACCACCACCAACAAAAGGAAGATAAGCAGTTCCCATTCCAATTACTTGATCCAACATACCACCCATAGCAGCCATGTTTTCTTCTTCCATTTGGTTAACTTTACTTTCTAAATCAGTAAATCTATTACCTCTTTGCATGGCTTGTCTACCTGTTCTATCTCTAAATGACATTGGTAATGATTCATCTTCGCCTTGTTTAGCAAAAATACCACCTCTACCTTCAGTTGTTGTACGTTCTCCACCTGCTCTTCTTGCTTGACCACTGAATGTCTGTGGCATAGCACCTGATGTTATTCCTGTTGATTTAATTCTTGTAATGTCACCTTCTGCTTCAGATAATTTTTGTATTAAATCTTGTATCTCTGCTATATCTTCTGTTTTGATTTCTATTGGTACTCTAACTACGTTATCATCTCTTGCACTCATAATGCTTCAATCTCCATAAAATTATTTACCTCTCTTATCACTCGTTCTTGTAATCTTGGTAATCTTTCTTCTTTAATTCCTTCTATTAGTTTTTTTGGTTGTGTACCCGGATGTCTAACTTCTCTTGCAAAATGATCTGCACCAATTACAAATCCACCGCTTGGTCCTTTCCAATGTAACCAATCTGCACCACCATTATCCTTACCTTTTGCTCTAATAGGGTGGGGTCTGGTACCATGTTCTAGATAAAAATGAACTGGTTTATCATCTACATAAAATTCCCATGTTAAATCAATTTTCATGAATCCTGTTTTTTCTAGTTTAAGACCTTCGGCTGCTCTACTTGAAACACTTTTTTGTATATCTGTATGTCCGGGTAATAATATCTCTTCAGTAGCCCATGTTAAGATGTTTTGGTCAATGTATTTATCCACTCTGCCTTTAGCAGAAGTAATTCTCTGTTTGGTGAGATTTAGACTCATTGTTCATCACACATCACTATGTTGTAGCTGGTTCATCTGGGCAAACTATTGTAATGTCTGCTTTAACTCCACCTTCAGCACTTTTTGAAATATCTACAACTGATAGTTTACAATTTGTAAATGTTAATGTTGCACTTGTTGATGTACCTGTTGTATCAGTGAATTTTATCACCCATGATTTTAATGGTACTTCACCATTTGCTATTGTTAATAATCCTGCTAATCCTGATTTTGCTGTTACTGCAGTTCCTGCGTTTGCTGTATTCCATTCATCTCTTGTAAATAATAATGAACCTGAAATACTATGGTCTGGTGCTCCTGTGTATGTAACTACACCACCACCTGTTGTTGGTTCTCTAAAAATAGGATGTGAAATCATAACTCTTGCATTTTGAACTAATTTCCATTCGTTGTTTGAACCTGCTGAACCTATGTATAACTGCATTTGTTTAGCATTAACTGCTTCGGTTACTACACCTAAATCTGCCATATTATTAAATAGCAATTACGCCATATAAAGATTTAAAAACAAAATATGGCTTCAATGAAGCGTAATAAGCCTGTTTGGTCTTTGATTCCCCAATCTTATAACCAAAATCTAGCCATATCCTGATATATTATTATATACGGTAAATAATATAAATTTAACTAATCGTGCTAGGAGTTGTTATTGTGGCTGTAAGTCTGTATACAACGGTATCTTGATATCTATATAATCTCTGTAGGGTGTCTGGTTCTACTATGAAGGTCTCTGTTATAGTGCTAGGTGATTCTCCACCTGTTTTATTGGTATATACAAATTTGATCTCTGGTTTCTCTCCTGTGGTTCTTAGTCTAATTAATTGGTTTAGTTTATCTCCTGTGGCACCTAAATCACTTGCTTTAACTGGAATATTACATATTAAATTACCTATAAAATCACCTGCATAATGTAATGGTATATTTGACCCTGTGTATTTTTCTGGTATATCACGATAGCCTTCAGATATGTCTACATCAAAAACTTCTGTATATGTATAATCTGAAGGTTCGTCACCAGCCCATGTGGAACCTGTTTTTTTAAACATTAAAACACCATCGGCTGCTGCTGTGGATGGGGTAATTTGTCTAACTGTTACTCTTAATGTTGATACCATGTAAGGTGGAAAATCTGCACCAAACTTGCCTATCTGTTCTCTTTGCCATATTTTTGACTCTAAGACTACTTTATGGTCTTGTAATGTCATAGCCTCAATCTGTGTTCTTATTACATCCTCAACTGACTTTTGGGTTGTTATAGAATCAGACCTTAAACCTAGATTTTTAACAAAATATTTGATTTCAAATGTAACACTGGTTTCAGTAGATTTCTTAGTCTCTGTTGTAGACTCTGGTTGAACTGTAGTTATCTCACAACTTGGGTATCTACGTCTTTTCTCATACTGAACATAATCAAAGACATTTCCGTCTTCTATAGTACCTGCTGGGTAGGTTCCTGCTAGAATCTGTGTTTTAATACTTTCTGCTGTAGCTACTGCCATATGTATTATTATACTTACTAATATAAAAAAGAAAAAGGGGGTTATGCTAGAACTTTTGGGTTCTTGCAAAGTTCGATGAAGTGGTCGATACCAACGGAGAAGCATATACCAGCTATTCTTTCCTGTTCATGGATGTAGTCATGCGATAGATGTGCATGTCCATAATTATTACCAACTTTGTCATGTGCTAGTTCGTGTATAATTAGACCTAAAAGTTTTGGGTTTTTTGGGTCTTCAAATGCACGTTTACCACCACAGTTTCTCACATTAAATGAGAGATGGTTTCCACCATATTGAGCTGCTTCATCTGTGTGCTTTGTTGTTACAAAACTTACAGATATGTCTTTGTTGATTGTTTTTCGTGCTATTGACTTAGCCAATCTTTCAAAGAAGTCTAAAGCTGGTGTTTTTTCAACAGGTTCTGATTCCTCAAAGTTGTTACAAGCAAACTCTTTACTTGCATAAACAAGCTGGTCGTTTGATTTGAGATTATCTTTAATATCTCTATTCAACTCTGTACCTTTGAGTATTTTGTAACCTGCGAGGGCTGCTTTTTCGTTTTCTCTATAGTCGGATGATTCAATACAGATTTTATCTGTACCATATTTCTTTTCAAACAAAATATTGGTAGTTTCTTCACTTGTGTTTTCAAGTGCATCTGTTACCCATGTTTGACCAGCATCTTCTTCGGTGATAATATCTATACAGTTTTCTGCAACTGCAGTATAGATTGTTTTCAGGTATGCAGACTTTACAACATTTCGTTCTATGACTTGTGGAACTTTTTGTTGTACATCAACATGCCATTTGATGTTGTCATCAAGTTTTTGCACTGGTATACCTTTTTCGTATAACCATGCTGTTTCACCATCAGCGACTTGATAAAGATACACGTTTGTTTCTCTTACCAAGTCTCTTAACTGTTGGTATCTACCTGATGCTACTGGTGTTTTTAATTTTGCTTTGAAAGATTTTACGATTTCTGTAGACTCTACTTTTACGTCATTGATGTGTAATGTTTTATCTTCTGGTATTGCAATTTTATGTAGGAATTGTAGAATGTCATCTTTTGAATGTTCATCATCTCTGATTCTACCAAAGACTTCAACTCCCTCGAACTTTTTACTAAGTCGTTTTACTTCTTTATGTGCACCCTTTACTACTACATGATGATTACCTGTCTTAATGTATGCATCTTCACATGCTATTAGGAATTGCTTTTCACCAAGATTAAATCTACCACGTTTAGTTGGGTCTGTTCTTTTGTAAGAGTCTGCAAACAAGGTCCAAATTTCTTTTACATCTCTGAAACCATTTCCGTCATCATTAACTTTTACATGAAGTAGTTCTCCATGTTTAGTAATGTGGACTTTAATATTTTTCACAGAATCTTCATCCAACGGGTTTGATATTATTTCAGCACACAGTCTTGGTGTACCAATCTCTTCCATTTGGACTTTGAATCCTTTCGCATCCACTTCGAATGTTTTTGACTTTTGATTACATGTCATTAATATTATAATTGTTTTAGGTTGTAATATAACTTTCCCTACTTTTCACCCCATTATTTGCAGGAATTATAAAAAATATTAAGGGGGTACGTCTGGTACGTACTTTTGGATGAGGTTATTCAAGAATAGACTCCTGTTTCCTCTCTCCTCATCTAATGCAAACTCTTCTACAAAGCGATTAAGCTTTTCTAGCACTTCTGGGTCTATCGTCATACTTATTCTTTTGCTCAATTTCAATTACCTGTTTTCCATGTATGAAACGTTTGTGTGCTTCAGTCCAATCTATTGACCAGAACTCATTTGCATCTTCTGATGTAATGGTTCTTTCTTTGAACTTGAAATACAACTTTGTTTCCCCAAATGGTGTTCCAACTGCTGCACACATTTTCTTAAAGTCTGCGATATTTTTACTATCGAAAGGAATTGTGTATTTCAGTTTTTTACCAACTGGTTCAGAGTTTGGTTTAGATATTCTTTTGCCAAATGTATCTGAATCTGGGTCATTATCTGTAACCATTTCGAATCTATCTTCTTCTAACAGTCCTAAATATTTACCCGGTCCTTTTGATTCAATATCTTCGTCTGAATATTTTCGTCTTACCAGTGCGTACATGTAGTCTTTACCAGCAGATGATGTTCTGACGATATATTGTGCCCAATAATCATTTGACGTAAGTTCTTTCTTAGCCATTAATAATATTAGAGTATTACTACTATATAACTATTCTATTTTGTGTAGGATGGAAATATTTTATCTGCTTGTTTTCTTTTATTCTTGTAACGAACAATATCGTTGTAATATTTTTTTCTTTTGTGCTGCTTATAACGTTGTTTTATATTTTCGTCTGTATCAGGTATTCTGTTTTTTATACGTGGTTTTTCATTTGACAGTGGCACAAAGGGTAAATAAGCTAGTCGTAATTTAGCTAATTTTAACTTTAAATTTAGTGTATCTGTCATATTTAGTATATAAACCTAATATATTTAAGTGATTAATCTCTGCCTAATTCTTTTTGTCTTTCTTACCATATACACTATTTCTAACTTCTGCAGCTTCTATTTCTTCTGGGTATGCTGGTTGTGGTTCTTCATATGATTCTCGTTTTATATCTTCCCATTCATTATCATCTTGTATCTTCTTTTTGACATGTTGGTCTTGTTGAACTCCTGCTAGTCGTAATTTAGCCAATCTTGACTTTAAATCCAGTGTATCTGTCATATTTAGTATATAACTATAAACTATTTAAGTGATTAATCTCTGCCTAGTTCTTTTTTGAAGCATTTCACACATAACCCATGTAATACACTTGCTAGTTCTTTTCTACATAATCTGCAAGGTAGTGTATGGTCAACCATAAGCAAAAATAAAAAAAAAGAAAGGTTAGTTGGTATTTACTACCAAGCTAATGGTGTTGTGCATCCTGTGATCTGTCTACCAGTTTCTGACTGAATTATAGCTGCTAGGTGATAGTCAATAACAAAGTATTTGTCATCTCCTGTCTCCTCGTCGTGCTGTGATCCAACTCTTTGCGGACCCTGAAATAGGGCTGCTGTTGGTTCTAATTCTGTGTCGACTGCATAAACTTCACCTTGTTGAATACTGTTGTCTAGAACGAGACCTACTCCCGGAATGCCACTTAGTTCGCTAGTTCCCGGCTCATATGAATAATCACGTGGTCCGTTACTGGCAACTCCTCTTAGGAAGGTGTTTCCAGTGAATTTTGCGTATGTAAGTTGGTGCATACCGACTCTGTTCATTTTACCACCTACACCAGAACCTTCGATGTTTAAGGAAGCGATTCCTATATCTACGGTTGGGTCGTTGGTTGAACGGTCTGTTGCTGCGACAAATGTATCCCAGACTCCTGTTGCTGCTTGTGCTGTCAAATTCGAGTTAAGCTCACTGATAACATCAAAGGATTGTTTTTGTTCGATCTTGTTAGAAGCCACTTGGATAGAATCTTGCAAAACGTTGTGCACGTTTTTCAATCTTGCTTCTTCGTGGATGATGAACTTCAATCCGTATTTTGCTGCTGTGAAGTTTGCTCTTGTGTATGGCAATTCTTTGAGAGGTGATCTTTGTCCTTCATCGAGTTTTGTCATACCACCGAATTTTGTGACGGTATCAATACTAATCAAAAGGTTTGGTACTGCAATTTCTTTTGCTAGGTTCTTACCTGCATAAACTCTGTCTCTTTTGCCTAATACGGTTTCCCATACGTTAACAATGTCGACTGCGGAGTTTACGTTTGATCTTAAAGCTGCTAGTTTTTGACGACCACCTGCTTGAACATCAGATACATATTCTTCTGCAACGGATTTAAATTCGCTGTCTAAGAATGCATCATGTACGTAAGATGTACCTAATTTTTCTCCTTTTGCTGTCTTGACTGCATCGAAGTGTTGTGCATAATCATAGACTGGATAACCATTTGCTTCATCGAAGCTGTAGGTTGGTGCACTGTCTGTGGCATAAATTCTGTTATCTACAGGATTGTGCCATAGTTGTTTACCGTTCCAATCAGTGTTGTTTGCTCTATTAATTTTGTGTTGCATAATATCACCTAAATTAATAGTACCTCAATTACGTCTCCGGCTGCACATGCAACTGGTGGAAAGTCTTGATCGTCAGTATATGATTCTAGGTAGTTTGCTGCTCCACCTTTTGCGACAATACCGCCTTCTTTACCGAAGTAGGTACCGCATTGGGTTGTGATGGTTCCTGCTGCTGCTTTTACTCGACCAGCGATTGCTCCATCAACTTGCACTCTACCGCCCGGTGAGATAGCTCCGTTTGCTGTGACTGTTACGTAGTGACCAGCAACGGCTACAGGTGCAGTAATAGCTGCGTTAGCTCCTGCTGCATTGTTTGCTGTTTCTAGTGCTACGAAGTGTGCCACGTCTGCAGTAGCTCCTGCTGCTGCACATGGGATTAAATATCCACCGCTTAGTTCACATACTTGACCTTTGGTGATCGTTGTAGCTGCCTTTACAGGTATTCTACGTGTAGAGATAATAGTCTCTCTAACAATAGTTCCTGCTGGTGTTGTTCCAAATGCCATTATAATCTCCTATAGGTGAGTAAATCCACTTTGTTGTTTTGCAACTTTGCTTCTGGATAAGAATCCTGAAGTGTTAGTTGGTGAAACATATTGTGAATTTCCCCCTGTATTGTCTTTGTAGGCTTGGATAGCTGCGATCTTTGACTGCCATGATCCGATTGGATCTTTTGAAGAAACTACCTCATCAAATTTTGCTTGTGCAACTTTGATATCGTCAAAGAGTTCAGAATAAGTTTGTGCCAATTTTTCTCTTTCTTGAGCATCGACCTTACGGTTTAATGCTGCAACTTGAGCTTTTAGTTTTGCAACCATTGGTACTTCTTCTTCCTCTGCGACAGGTGCTTCTGCTTCAACCTCAACTTCTGGTGCTTCTACTGCAACCTCTTCTTCTTCAACAGAAGGTTCGGCTGGAATAGCTTCAGATACCTCTTCTAATTGTGAAACAATCTCTTCGATTGCATCAACAACTTCTTGAGGACCTGCTACTGCACCATTGTCTTGTGGTTCGGCAGCCTCTAACAGTTCATTAGCAATTTTGCTTTGAGCTGATAGAACTTTTCTTGCATAACTT